GACTTTCATATCGGTTTTTGGGCTGAGGTTGTCGACGTAAACGAGGGCTTCGACATGGATGTCACCATTAACTTTGAGGCCCTCGCCAACTGCGAGTGATGCTTGGCCTCACCGATTCGGATTCACGTCCCTGAGCGGATGTTGCCCGCTCGGGCGACTCCGTTTTGGGGTTTGGCTGTCGCGGCTACCTAGAACCACGGCGAGTCAGAGGCAGGTCGTCCCCATCTAGGTCCCTTGGTGCTTTTCCTCCTTTGAGAAGGAGGGAGAGCTCGTGGCACAGAACCCCATCATCGACCGCAGCGCGCCTGGGGTTCGCATCACCTTGCTCGCCGATGAGAAAGCGCAGAGCGGCGAGCCCTTGGAGTTGGGCGACCGCATCATCGGCTTCACCTTCGAGGACGCCGCGAAGAAGGCCGACAAGCTGGCGCTGCAGCTCGACAACTTCGACCTGTCGCTCTTCGAGATGGAGGAGCTGGCGGGTGGCGCGACCTTGGAGGTCAGCTGGGGCTACCCGGGCAACATGGCGCCGACCCGCCGCGTAGTGCTGAAGAAGCTCAAGGGCTTCACCACGCTCACGCTCGAAGGCCGCGCCACCAGCGTGCTCATGGACCGGGAATCGAAGACCCGCGCCTGGGAGGGCAAGACGCGCTCACTGGTCGCAGGCGAGATCGCCAAGGAGCACGGCTTCGAGGGCACATTCCTCGACCTCGAAGAGACGGAAGAATCCTTCGACGTCATCAACCAGACCGGCGAGACCGACGCCCGCTTCTTGCGCCGCCTGGCCGCCCGCGAGGAGTTCGAGTTCTTCGTGGACGACGGCGGCTTTCACTTCCGTGAGCGGCAGCAGAGCGCCACGCCGACGCACACATTCACCTGGTACGCCGATCCCGGGCGGGGCGACGTGCTCTCGGTCAGCGTGGAGAGCGATCTGACCAAGCGAGTTGGCAAGGTCACCGTTCGCAGCCGCGACCCGCTCAGCCGCAGCACGGTCGAGGCGTCGGCCAACAACGACACCACCGACCGGGCGACGCTGGCCGAGGTGATCGAGGTGGTGGACCCCGAGACCGGCGGAACCTCGCTCGAGACCCGCAACGCCACCGCCAGCGTTCACGCCTCCACCGCGACCACGCCCGCCCGAGCCGAGAGGGAGTCCAGGGCTCGTTTTCGGCGTTCGGAGCGCGGCACCGTGAAGCTGTCCATGAAGGTGGTGGGCGACCCGACCCTGCACGCCAAGAGCATCGTAGAGGTCCAAGGGATCTCGGCGCTGCTCTCGGGCAAGTTCTACGTCACCGAGGTCAGGCACATCATCTCGGCCTCGGGCTACACCTGCGACCTCAAGCTGACCCGCGACGGCTCGGGCAAGCGCGCCCGGAGCCTCGCCCAAGAGCAGCGAGGTGAGCGCAACCGCAGTCAGGCCCGCGCCGGCGGCTCCATGACCCAGGTCGAGGTCGTGAACCCCGACACCGGCGCCACCCACATCGAATACCGCCGCGACGGTCGGGCCATTGGCGCCGAGGACCCGGAGGCCGGCATGAGCGTGAGCTTGGAGTGAAGCATGTATTCAACCTTTGACGACGACATCGGCGCCCAGGACACGCGCCTCCCCGGCATGTACGTGGGCTACGTGACGGACCGCAGAGATCCGGAAGGGCTGGGCCGGGTACGGGTCTGTGTGCCGGGACTGATTGAGCCCAACAGCGCCTGGGCCTGGCCGCTCGGAACGTCGGGCGGCGGCATGAAGGACTATGGACTCTTCGCCGTGCCCGAGGAGGGGGCCGAGGTGGCGCTCTTCTTCAACCAGGGCGACGTGGACGCGCCGTACTATCTGTCGGCCCACTGGGGCAAACCGGAGGGCGAGAGCGAGGTCCCTGAAGAGGCCCAGGTGGACCCGCCCGACAACCGGGTGCTCGCCACGCCCACCTTCCGTGTCGAGCTCGACGAGAGCGAGGGCAGCAAGAAGCTCAAGCTCACCAACAAGAAGACTGGCGACCACCTGCTCTTCGACGCCGAGGACAACACCATCACCCTCGAGGGGACCACCGCCATCACCATCCGCGCGGTGGGCGCGATCTCGCTTGAAGCCACCCAGGTCACCATCGCTGGCCGCATCGTCCGCCCGATTGCGGACCCGATTTAGGAGGCCAACATGGCGCTGCCCATCTGCATCGAGATCCCCGAGCTGCCGGACCCGTTCTCCATCACGCTGCCTGGCGGCGTGACCATGGAGTCCATCAACCTGATGGAGCAGATCCAGCCGGCACTCACGCCGCTGGTGCCGCTCTTCAACATCATCGACACGGTGGTGGCCATCTTCAACTGCATCAAAGCCATCCCCGATATGCTGGGACCACCGCCGGACCCCACCATTCTCGCCGCCTGCATCCCCGAGCTGGCCGAGAAGGTGAACGCTCTCTTGAAGCTCATCCCGCAGCTGTCTCTGCCTTACACCATCATCGGGATCATCGACCTGGTCATCGACACCCTGCGCCAGGCCCGCAGCCAGCTGCTCCAACTCCAGGCCCAGATCCAGCAGATCACCGGGGCCATCGACCGCGCCACCGAGCTTGAGGACGCGGGGCTCATGGCCATCACCAGCTGCGCCGAGGCCAACGTCGCCCAGGAAGCCGCCAACGTGGGCAAGAGCCTGGCGTCCATCGGCAAGCTCATCGGCATCCTCAACCTCTTCCTCGGGATGATCGGCGCGCCCGAGATTCCGGATCTCTCCAACCTCGCCGACGTTCCGCTGGACGAAGCCATCGAACCACTCGACGCCATCGTGGAGAGCCTCCAGGCCGTCCGCGACATGGTGCCCGTGCCGTAGGAGAACACCATGAACGAACGACGAGGACTGCTCATTCCCTTTCAGCGTGACCGCAAACGAGACTTCGCCTCGGGCACAGGCGCAGATCTGCTGCGCTCCAAGGTGATCCAGGCGCTGCTGACCGACGGCGCCGCCTACGGATCAGACGGCGAGCTGCCCTGGCGCACCAGCCTGGGTGCCGCCCTCGGGCGCCTGCGACATCAGCGCAACGACGCGGTGCTTGGAGAGCTTGCCCGCGTCACCATCCGCGACGCGCTCGCCCGCTGGGTGCCGAGCGCCAAGCTCGTGGCCCTCCATGTGGTGCAGGACGACGCGCAGCTCACGGTCAAGCTCCGAGTCCGTGAGCGGGGCACGGAGGCGCAGGTCCAGCTGCCCGTTTCCCTGTAGGTGTCCCCGGATCCCTGGGTGCCGCCTTTGCCCCTTCGACGGCGGTTCCACGCGCCGAAGGACACAAGGGAGCGACATGGAAATCGAACACTTCGGATTCACGATGCTTGAGGTGCTGGCACCGATTGTGGTGGCGGGCCTCACCTGGCTCTCGGCCAAGCTGGCGCAGCTCATCCAGGCCAAGGTCAAGAACGAGTACCTGCGAGGGATGCTGGTGCGGCTGGACGAGGCGGTCTTCACCGCCGTGAAGGACCTGCAGCAGACCGTGGTGGACGCCATCAAGGCCGCCACCGCCGACGGCAAGATTTCCGAGATCGAGAAGCAGCGCATCAAGCAGGCCGCCATCGACAACGTGAAGTCCCACCTCGGGACCAAGGGCCTCGCAGAGCTGGGCCAGATCCTCGGGCTGACCATCACCTCGGTGGAGGGGTTGATCGCCTCGAAGGTTGAGGCTGCGGTTCACGACATCCGTGGCGCAGCAGCGCGGACTGGAGCGTCTGCCCCTTTGGCCTGATCGCCGACGGCGTACGAAAGCGGCTCGACGCCGTAGCGAACACGCCTGTCGGCAGCGGCCACTTGGAGCTGCTTGGCTACGCCACCACGGCTTTCGACCGAAGGGAGAAAACGGGGCGCGAGCCCGGAGGGCGAGTCCGAAGGACGGCACTGCCGCAGGCAGGCCGCAACCCCACCGGCTTTGGCGGGCGTCTGGACTACGAGCACCGGCTCACCAAGGCCCTCTCGGCTGTGGCCGGCGCCGGCATCGAGCATCCCTTCGACCTGTCAGCCTTCAACCCCTACTGGCACGCTGAAGCGGGCCTGCGCTGGCGCTTCTGATCTGTCCCCCGTGAGGCCCTCGGCGGCTTTGCCGACCTGGAGGTGACGCCGTGGCCCTGCTCGCTCAAAACGTCGACTACACCGACAAGGACTTCGACGCCCTGCGTGCTCGGCTCATCGAGCTCATCCGCAGCGTGTTCCCCGACTGGTCCGACTTCGAGGTCGCCGGCTTCGGCAACGTGCTGCTGGAGATGTTCGCCTTCGTGGGCGACGTGCTCGGCTTCTACCTGGACAACCAGGCCCGGGAGTCCCGGCTCGCCACCGCCATGCAGCGCAAGAACGTCATCGCGCTCGCCCGGATGCTTGGCTACCGGCTGCATGGGGCGCAGGCCGCCACCGCGGTGATCCGCTTCACGCTCAGCCGCAAGCCCTCTGCCGATGTGGTCCTATCGGCGGGCTCGGTCGTCCGTACTCAGGAGGTCACTGAGCCAGTCCGCTTCCAGCTCACGAGCGAAGTGACCTTCCCAGCCGGCACGGACGAGCTCACGAAGACGGGGCTGGTGGAACACTCCGAGACCCGGGCCCAGCGCTACGACACTCAAGGGCGCGCCGACCTGGACGTGCCACTGGATTTCACACCTTACCTGGACGGCTCGGCCACGGTCACCGCGGCCAACGGCGACTACATCGAGGAGGAGAGCCTGCTCGGCTCGGAGCCCAACGACCGCCACTTCATGGTGCTCGTGGATCAGAACGACCGCGCCACGGTGCGATTCGGCGACGGAGCCAACGGTGCGCCTCCCACGGGCACGGTCGAGATCACCTACAAGACCGGCGGTGGAGCCGGCGGCAACGTGGACGCGGGCCGCCTCGTGGTGCTCGACGGCGTGTTCACCGACGCCCACGGCCGCTCCGTGCAGTTGACGGTGGACAACGACGAGCCCGCCAGCGGCGGAACCGACCGGCAGAGCGTGGCGTCGGCCAAGCTGCTCGCCCCTGAGAGCCTGCGGGTGCTCAACCGAACGGTGACGCGGGAGGACTTCGAGGTGAACGCCCGCCGCGTGCCCGGCGTGGCCCGCGCGCTCATGCTCACCTCGAACGAGGACGCGAGCATCGGCGAGAACAGCGGCATCCTCTACGTCATCCCCGAGGGCGGCGGCGCCCCGACCCCCGCGCTCAAGAACCTGGTGCTCGGCCAGGTCACCGAGATCTATCCCTGCACGCTGACCTTCCAGGTGAGCGTCCAAGACCCGGTCTACCGAGGCGTCGACGTGGCGGCGCGGATCTACCTGCGCCAAGGCCACGACCCAACGACCGTCCGTGACCGCATCAAGGACAACCTCGCCGCCTTCTTTCAGGTGAGCGAAGCCGACGGCACCCCCAACGCCAACGTGGACTTCGGCTTCAACGTGCGTGACAGAGACGGCAACCCCGTGGGCGAGGTGGCCTGGTCCGATGTGTTCAACGTCATCCGCGACACCGAGGGCGTCCGCAAGATGGGCGACCGACACGGCGACTTGATGCTCTCGGGACTGCCCGCCGACGTGAACCTCTCCATCCAGGAGTTCCCGACGCTCGGCACCGTCACGCTGACCGACGGCGACACGGGAGGGCTGCTCTGATGGCTCTGCTCAACCCCGGCTTTGAGGATGAGGGTGCGTCCCTCGGCCTCGCCGAGCACTGGACGCTGACGAGCCTCACCGCATTGCAAGGCATCGCCGGTTTCGGACCCTCGCCGTACCGGGCGCGAGAAGACTTCGAGCGGTGGACCGATTTGCAGGGCGGCTTCGGTGACGGCGACTTGGCCATCGGCCTCTTCGACGTGCTGGCCGAGAGTCTTGAGGACTTCAGTGACGGCTGGGGCACCGACGTCTACCTGACCGAGCTGCCCGACGCGGTCATCACCGCGCCCTTTAGCGGCGGCGCAGTCGAGGACTGTGAGGCGGGCTGGAGCAACGACGCCTACGCCTGGGTCTGGGGCAGCGTGGCAGCGCTCACCGGGCAGTTCGACGGCGAAGCCCACGAGGACTTCGAAGAATCCTGGCGCAGCAACGAGTCCTACCTCTGGCTGTGGTCGAGCGTGGTGGCGGACACGGCGCTCTTCGACGGCGCGGCCCAGGACGTCGAGGATTTCGAGAACGACTGGACCGCCGCCACCACCATCTAAAGGAGCGCCCCATGGCAGAAGCAGACTGGACCTATCTCAACGACGGACTCGACATCGCCACCGTGGACCGCGGCGTGACGGCCGGCATTGACGCGCCACCGGGCGGCGGCAACTTCCTCTTCGCCTTCAACTCGCTGGCGGCGGTGGACGGAGGCGTCGCGGTCTTCGCCAACCTGGTGGACTTCGCGCCCATGGCCAAGGGCGCGTCCATTCGGGGCTGCATCCAACGCGGCCCTGGCGGCGGACCCACCGGCTTCTCGCCCTTTCTGTTCCTGTGCTGTCAGGGCAACTCGGTCAACGACAGCGCCTACCTGCTGGGGCTCTCCGACGATGACCCGCACCGCATCGTGCTGCGAAAGGGCGCGGTGGTCACCGGGCTACCGGACTCCGACGGGGCGGGTGTTCTGCTCGCGTCGGGCGAGAGCTTCGCCCAGAGCACCTGGCTGCACCTGCGGCTCGATGTGATCGTCAACGACAACGGCGACGTGGTGCTCAAGGTGTTCGACAACGACCTGGACAATCAGCCCCTCGGCGTCGCCCCCGATTGGCAGCCGGTCAGCGGCATGGCCGAGTTCGTCGACGACCACCTGGGCATCAACAGCGGCACCCAGCCGCTCACCTCGGGGCGCGGCGGCTTCGGCTTCGCCGTCTCGGACGTGACCCGCCGAGGCTTCTTCGACCACATCGAGCTGCTGAGGCAGACCTGATGGAGCTGACCGCCTTCACGAGCCGACTGGGCGAGGGCCAGGGCCGGCTGCAGCCCGCGTCCGCCAGTCCGGCTGGAGGCGAGTGGGTCTTTGTGCTCGGCGATGAAGATCCGGGACGAATCTATGAGCTCGCGCCCGGCGACCACGCCGAGTTGAGCCAGGACGTGGACGTGACCGACGCCGATCTCTTCCGAGTGGATCTGCGCCTGCGGTTGCCCGACGACCTGCCCGAGACGCTCGCCTGGGAGGCCCAGCTTCGGGTGGACGGCGCCACGGAGGCGAGTGCCCGCTGCAAGCCTGGCCGGGAGCGCCACCTCACGGATCTGGCCGCCAACCTGTCCAAGCTGGCCGGCGTCCACACGCTGGGGGTGCGGCTCGAGCTGGTGGAGGTGTAGATGACCACGCTCCGGCTGCCAGCCCTTTACGCGGACAACGCGGTGACCTTTGATGCGGTCGGCACGCCCGTCCTCCTCAACCGGGATCCTTGCCCCGGCGAGAGCGGCGTGCCCATCGAGAGTCGATTGGCGCTGGAACTCCTCGACACCGGCCCCGACGGCATCGAGCGCTCGGCCACCCGCATCTGGGTGAACGACACACTCGCCTTCGAGGGTGGCGGCGCGCCTGAGCTGCAGCCAGGTTTCGATGGACCCGACGCGTTGGTCACCGAGACGGCCGACACCCTGCGCGTCCTCCTGCACCCTACCGTGTTCTTCCAGAGCCTTCAGTCGGTGACTGTGAGGGTGCTGTCAGAGACAGTCGGCGGGGCAGACACACTGGATATCAACTACGCCTTCGAGGTGGAGGACCGCACCGCGCCCAGACTTCTGGCGGCCCAAGCGACGGATGCCTTCACGGTTCGACTCTCCTTTGATGAGCCCGTGACAGCCCCGGCCG